TAATTAGAAACCATACATTGCTTGTACTGCCCCAGGTGCCAGCCACCAGAGCGCCAGCACCACTAATACCACAGCCACCGCTATCAGGTCATCCTTTGTGGTCATCTCAGCGTCTCCTCGGCCTTGATGAAGACCCCTGCGCTGTTTATGTGCCCCTTTCGATCCTTGATGTCAGCGTAGGCAGCCGCTAGGCACTCCTGCAAGGTTAGGCCACTCATGATGGCAAGGTTATTGAGGACTACCAGCGCGTCACCTATGTCATCAGCCACGCTGCGGGACTTGGCTATGCTACTGGCTAGCTCTCCGATCTCCTCGATCAACTTAAGCATCTGAGTCTCCCTGCGGCCATTCTTGAAGATCAGCCGCGCCTCCGACCAACCAGTACACTTAGCCACTAGGCTGTCGAGGCTCTCAGGCCGCTGCTTCTCCAATGGTGCCGAATTGATCTGTCTTTTGAGTATATCGATTAGGTCTTTCATCATTCCTTACCTCTCTTGATTACAAAATGCCTAGCGGCGGTGCCGTCTTCGTAACGCTTTGCATATACGCCTTCGCCTGGTTCACACTGGGTGATCTTGCCGCCCCTCTTGAGGTAGGCTGCAACGTGTTTCGGTATATCATCGAACCATGGCTCTTTTGTACGGCTAAAAGAGTCCTGCTCTTTATAATAGAATTCATCGCGTAGTGTCATTTCCTACCTCCACCAGTTTTTGCAAAAGTCCACAAGGATCGAAGTGCGACCATGCTTTTTCTGGATCGCCTGACGCTTTAGCCGCCACAACCGCTCCAGACGCCCAAGTCATCGCAAGCACCACAGCCGACTTAGTTACTGCCTCTGCCGCGTTAGTCAATTCCTCGGCCGCCCCAACCGCCCATGCCACCCCAGCCGCCTCTGCCGCGTCCACAGCCGCCGCTGCCCCAGCCGCCCAGCCGCCGCTGGAGTTCGTTGCTCGCACAAAGCCCGCCACTCATCACCAAACCCGCCAGCATCCGCCACTTGCTGAATATAGGGCAGGACATCAGTCCACACCCAGTCCCTGATTAGTGCCAGACGCGCAGGCGAGCGGTCTTTACCCGTGCCTGCCGCTAGTGGCAGCAGGGACTTCCATGCCTTTGAGTTGCGCATTGAATCAGGCATAGCATCCTGAACGGTGATGATCCACCGACCGATCACCTTACTCATGCAAGCTGGTATCTTGTCGGTCAGCCGCCCAGTCAGAGCCAAATTGATCGCCGCGATTGAACACGCATTGTGTCTGTCACCGAGGCCGCTCGGCAGGGTCATTGAGTTTATTTTTTCCGCAATAGCGGCCTGTTGTTGAGCGGTTAGTGCCATATAACCTCCGTGCCTCTCTTTTCGAGGGCTTTGTAGTGCTCTTTCCTAATATGCGACAGATAGCGCCCAAGCACCTCCTCCCGCGTCAGCCCATGAAACACCAATCCCGGTGCCTTTAACTGCCACCAGTGACTGCTGATCTGCTTAATCGTCATTTAACTGCCTCCGGTGACTGCTTATTAATAGTCATCGCCTTGTTCCCTCTCCATATCCTCAAGATCACATAGCACTGCCCGCCCTTTGATTCCTTCCATAACATCTTCAAGCCTTTCCAGTACAGCATCACTGATTGATGCCTCACCGTAGCCTATCAGGCCACGCATGAGGGCCTCTTGTGCCCTCGGTAAGATAAACTCAACAAACCACTCATCCCTTTCTAACTTACTGGCCGCCTCATACCACTGGTAAAGAGTCCGGAGCGCCTTCCGAGGCTCCCTGATTCGGTACTCAGGACAATCGTAGTCTGCAATGTTGGCTATGCTGCCGTCCTGCCAGCATTCGCGTAAAGTCTCTCTTTCAAAATCATACATTAGTCACTCTCCCTTAGGTTATGGTGCGTTTCTATTTCCCGACTGGCGTATATCTCACCGGCTAACTCTTCAATGTCGGCAGGCCAGACTACGGCATGGTACTGGTCAGCATACTGATCGGCCAGCGCCTCTAGGCTCTGGTTTGAGTCCTTTAGGTACTCAATCGCCGCATAATAGAGTGCCTGGTCATCTGGCTGCCAGCGAACTAGCACTCTTTGTAGCAAGGATGCGTATTCGTCGCCGTGTTTATAGGTAGTGATTGGCATATGCTTTGTTTCTCCCCTTGTTCATTTTCCACAATGGTGCATCCTGCACACGCCAGAGCCGTAATTGTCCCTCATCATCCTTCTGTAGCTGGAAGCACCAAGGGGCATGACGGCATCGGTACATTGATGCCGCATGATACACTGAGGCCTTCGATGCCTCGGTGATTATAAAACTATCACCTATTGCCATGTCGGCAAAGGGATAGACCGGTTCCCTGCCCCGCCGATGCTGCTTCTCCGGCGGCTCTTTGTCACGTAATATTTCATACACCATGAGTACCGTCCTTTGCCTGTTCAGCTACCGTGTACAGTCTAACGTGCCAGAATGCCCCCATATCAATGCCCCAGTAGTCATAGACCAGATCACCGTGCCTTTGTGATAACGTCACGTTAGGCGACCAATGATTACACCTTGCCCGTAGTGCGTCATGTAGTGCAGACCATAGCGGAGACCGTACGGGCCCGCCGTATACCGGCACTGGCCCGCCTTCACGGATTGAATGTTCTACCGCTTGGCGAGCGTAATACGTTGCTGTCGTCATAGAAACGCGCCTCCCAGCGCCATCACTACCAGACAGTATCCGGCAGAGAAAAGAAAGATAGTTACGAATAGCCATTCAATTATTGCCTTCATCATTACATCCTCCGTGGCATGACTACAAAACCACCCATCTCAGTATTACCACGCACGGGAGACTTACTGTCTTTATTGTAAGTTATCCTGGCATTGCCCCCTGCGATTACCTTGGCAATATAACGCCCATCAAAAGGCACTAACTCCGCCGTGCCATCCGCCGCCTTACAAGGCACCATCCGCACTACGGGACAGTCTTTGTTTTCCGTCTGTACTGTCTCGCAATCCTCCAAGCAAATATCGGTACCGTCCGAGAATTCCGGCGGAATGACACGATCAATGTCTGGATAAATATATTCGCAGGCCACGCTATCGCCCGTTTTCGGATGGTAATAGCCTGCCGGTAGCGTACTAGGCGCCCATGCCAGAGCGTGTCCGTTAGTGGCACAGATACGCTCGCCATTGCTGTAAACGTAATGCAATCCTTCACGACGATCATGCTTATCAGTACATACAAAAGACGCCACCCAAGCAAAAGCATCCTTTTTTGGTTTTGTGTTAGGCGCAAAGAACAGCAGCAAACTATGCTGCTCATGCTCTGCCAGTGTCTCGCCCGCGCACAGTCTCTGCACCATGCTGTAAGCGTCTGCCTTCGATGCTGCTTTTATGCCTGCCTTTAACTTAATCATTGCCTTGCCTCCCCTTAGAATTGATGTACAAAACAGCCAGTGTCGTACTGGATCACTACTGTGCGATCCTCTAACTCCGCCAGCATCGCCTGCTCATCCTCGGCAGGCCCTCCGATCAGCTCGGCATAGGCTTCCTGTACGTTATCAAAATGCCCCCACTCGCAGCATAGACCGATAACATCGAGCTCTATTTCCTCGCCTGTGTCGTGCTCCCATTCCGAAAGGTGCCGGAATAGTGCGTGGAGGCCGGGATAACCTCCCATCTGATCGTAACGGCCTTCACGGCCACGGAAGGCATCAATGAAATCACTGCTGTTGACTGTCGTTTTCATGGTCGGATCCTCTTGGTTGATTGTGTGTTTGATTACTGTTTGATGGTGATGGTGCAGGTGCCGTAAGTTACAAGGCACTGCTTGCCTGCCGTCAAAGACGCTGCAACCTTGGCATTGTGCAGGTCAATGATGGGGCGCAGTTTGTCGCCTCTGCGGCAGACAGACACTCTGCCAGTACCTGCCGAGTCCAGCGTCAGCGTGATGGTGCCGATGCCGTAGGCAACGTTGTAGCTGCTGCCTGCGAAGAATCCTGCCCACTCAAGCAATTGTTTGTTTTCTAGCCAGACTCTGACAGCGCGGGCTGTCTGCTTGGCAGTAGTGGTGCTGGTAACTACGCTATCAGCAGGAAGGCAATCGTTGAATGTAGTTGTGTCTAACATTGTCTGATCCTCTGGTTGGTTGTTAATAGGCATTCGTGAGCTTGGCCACGGCGGCTGCTCTGGTCATTGGATGTTGCTCAGCGAGCCACTGCCAGCGTGCTGCTGTATTAGCAGCTACGGCGGCATCATTGAAGGCACTCTGTGTAAGAGCAGCGTCAGTGCCGAAGGCGCTGGCGTACAGTGCAGCACTGTGGGCCGCTACAGTTGCAGCATCTGCCGCTGCTGCTGCTTTCTCAAGGCATTCTGCTTTGGTCATGGTCTGATCTCCGGTAGTGCGCTAGCGATTTGCTGCGCTCGCTGTATATAGTGCACGACCTGTGCCAATTGTGGGTCTCATTGTGATATTGTCTGAAACACTAATAGAATCATGGAGTTATGAATACACTACAGACTGTGAGGATACACAAGGCACCAAGGCAATTGTGTTACTTTGATACCTTAGGTAACGGCTGAGGTAACGGAATCGGTAACAGGTAACGATTCGAAGGCTGCTGTAGAGGGCGCAGGTGGCGCAGGTGGCTGTAGAGGGAGCTGGTGGCTCTATGGTGGCGCAGGCGGCTCTGGTGGCTGTAGAGGGTACTACATCGTCCCACGCCACAGACACAGCAGACACCACAGCCACAGCAGGCACAGCAGCTACTGTCAATTATTTGACACCCCCAGGGCACAATAGCTCTGCCGTAGTATCCAAATGGATATAACGGGACGCTGGCGACTCGGCAGGCTGGACAAGCGCTGGCGACTCGGCAGGCACCGGCAGCACGATCGAGGCCGGGGGAGGGGGACGCTGCTGTGGGATTGTGACAGGAGCACCCCAGATACAAAAGAGAGCAGGGGAGGAACACCAACTAAATAGGCTTAATAGGCTCCAGGGGCTAAGGAGAGTGTAGTAGGTTAATTGACTATAGATAATTGGTTATAGTAAGTATAAGTAATTGATAATAAAGGGGATTGCATCGGCGGCTGCGGAGACAAGGAGTCAGCCTAGGCCCGCAGCAAGCAAGGCTAGCTTCCTAAGGATATTGGTGTCAGTCCTTATCGTCCCCCTATACCCAGAGAGGCCCGGAAGAGTTATTAGAGACACCATACTAATTGTAAGGTTATAGACCCATTTGGTCAGTGTAACTATATAGGCCTTCAGAGGAATGATATAAAACACAAGTCCTAAGAGGTTTTTAGGGCTTTAGTGTTGACTTTTATTAAAAAATATGATAAAATATATGTATTAGAAAAAAGAGTTTAAGAGACACCAAGGTATTGCAAGAGCTGCTTAAGACCTTGGTGACCTTTAAGAAGTAGTAATTAAGAATTAAATTATAAGTGTTCTAAGAGTTGCTAGAGACTCTGAACCACTGGTGTCTATATAGAGGGGATACCTATGCCTTTAAAAAAGGGTTATTCAAAGAAGACGATCTCTGAGAACATCTCCAGAGAGATGAAGGCTGGCAAGCCCCAGAAGCAGGCCGTAGCGATTGCTTTAGACACTGCCCGTAAGGCTAAGAAGAAAAAGAGTAAGAAGTGAGTGAATCTGGTGTCCCAGAAGAAGTACCCAAGAGGAAGGGTAGACCTCCTAAGTCTGAGCTAGCCAAGAACACCCCCGGCAAGCTCACCAAGCGTGGTAGACCTCCCGGTGAGGCTGCTGCGATGGCAGAGTTCAAGGCTAGGATACTGACATCTCCTAAGTCTGTTAAGGTCATCGAAGCTATCTTGAATGCTGCTTTGGATGATGACCATAAGAATCAAGCAGCGGCTTGGAAGATTCTGATGGATAGGATGGTGCCCTTGGCAGAGTTTGAGAAGGGTGCTAATACCAAACCATCTGTTACTATCAACATTACTGGTATTGGCACTTCTGCCTCTATTGACGGAGAGGTCATCGAAGGTGACTACGAAGAAGGCCAGGAAGAAGACTCCTAGAGAATATATTGAAAGAGAAGCTGTGTTGTCTGAGCCATTGATTGAAATGGTGCTTGCAACGATAGCTGATGGTTATGACCCCCGTAGGTGTCCTAGCTGCTCTAGAAAGCAGATGGTAAATATCTATTGGGACTATCTCGAAGCGAAAGGTGTAGAAGACTCTGCCGAATCTAAAATAGATATGATGGTGGATATACTGACGCTAGGGTGGTCTAAGGGGGTCTCCCTTATTGGCCTTAGGGCCATAGCAGACGTAGTAGAGGCTGCTCAGAGGGATGTGGTAGAAGGTAGTAAGTTATTCCGTAATCTATTAACCAGTAGGACACCATGCTGCAATCAATAGGTAAAGACTTACCTGCTGGCACCACTACCACTCTTTTTACAGTGCCTGATGGTTATATGGCTATTGTTCAAATGATTAGGGTAGTTAATGGTTCTGGTGGTAGTCATAGTTTTAGTATGGACTGGCACAACGGAACTACTATAACAGTCCATCCTACAAGTACCTTGTCATCTAGCTCAGTTTATAACTTTGGTGCTGATAACGAAAAACTGGTGATGCATGAAGGTGATTACTTATCATTTACTACATCAAATTCCAGTGACTTTACCGCTATAGCTACAATGGACATTACTCGTACTGAAAAGACACCGTATAACCTCTAGTGTCTAGTCTAAACATCAAGCTGCTTAACTGGCAGCAGAAGGTATGGAAGCACCCTGCAAGGTTCCAGATAGTGGCGGCAGGGCGTCGGTGTGGTAAGTCTAGGCTGGCCGCCAGCAAGCTCCTAGTGAAGGGCTTGGAAGCTAAGTCAGGCACCGTGTTCTATGTGGCCCCCACCCAAGGCCAAGCCCGTGACATCATGTGGCAGTTGCTGCTGGAGATGGGCCATCCTGTCATTAAAGGCCACCATGTCAATAATCTTGAGATTACCCTCATCAATGGGATCAAGATAAGACTAAAGGGTGCTGATAGGCCAGAGACCATGCGTGGTGTCTCTCTGTTCTACCTGGTGCTTGATGAATATGCAGACATCAGGCCGGATGTGTGGGAACAGATTCTGAGACCTGCCTTGGCTGACTTGAAAGGGGAGGCCATGTTCATTGGTACTCCGATGGGTCGTAATCACTTCTATGACCTGTTCAAGTATGCAGAGCTTTCAGAGGATGAAGATTGGAAGGCTTGGCACTTTACCTCCTATGACAATGAGACCATTGATCCGAAGGAGATAGAGGCTGCTAAGAGGTCTATGTCCTCCTATGCCTTCCGTCAGGAGTTCATGGCTTCTTTTGAATCCTTAGGCTCTGAGATATTCAAGGAAGACTGGATACGGTACGGGGAAGAACCAGACGCTGGTGATTACTACATTGCCATCGACCTTGCAGGCTTCAAAGAAGCAGGGAAGATAAAGACTAAGAATGCAAAGCTGGACGAGTCTGCTATTGCCGTAGTGAAGGTGACACCACAAGGAGAGTGGTGGGTAGCTAACATCATCAGGGGACGCTGGGAGCTAGGACAGACGGTAGAGAAGATATTCCAAGCCGTCAGGGACTATAAGCCAGTAGCGGTAGGCATAGAGAAGGGTATTGCAAGGCAGGCGGTTATGGAGCCTTTGTGCGACATGATGCGCAAGTACAACACCTTCTTCAATGTCAAAGAATTGACACATGGTAACCAGAAGAAGATTGACAGGATTGTCTGGGCCTTACAGGGACGTTTTGAGAACAGTAGGGTCAGGATAAACAGGGGCGAGTGGAATGAACAGCTTCTGGATCAGTTGTTTCAATTCCCGAATGACTTAGTACATGACGACTTAGTAGATGCCTTGTCTTATGTGGCTCAGTTAGCCACTATCCCTTATGGGATTGATGAGTTTGAAGAAACTGACTACGAGCCTTTAGACAGCATTTCGGGGTATTGATTGTGGAGAAACTAATGGATTATATAGATGCCGAACCCGGTGATTTCTCTCTAGAGGAGACTCTGGAAGGCTGGGTCATGACGAAGGTAGAGGAATGGCGTGAGCATTATGAGAATAACTACCAGCGCCGCCATGACGAATACTACCGCATCTGGAGAGGCGTCTGGGCTGCTGAAGATCGCACCAGGGACTCAGAGCGTAGTCGTCTCATTAGCCCTGCCACGCAGCAGGCTGTGGAGTCTGCCGTAGCGGAACTGGAAGAAGCCACCTTTGGCCGGGGTGTTTGGTTCGACATCAGCGATGATCTTGTTGATGCACAGAAGCAGGATATTGAATTCTTAAAGCGTAAGCTGCATGAGGACTTCAAGAAGCAGAAGATACGCAAGAGTATTGCAGAATCTCTCATCAATGCCGCTGTGTTTGGCACTGGCATTGCAGAAGTGGTGCTGGAAGAAGTCAAGGAGATGGCACCAGCCACCGAACCAGTCCTCGGAGGGCAGCTTACTGCTGTTGGTGTCAACATCCAGAACCGCACAGTAGTGAAGATGCGGTCTATTCTGCCTCAGAACTTCCTCATTGACCCTGCCGCGTGCAGCATTGAGGAGGCTTTGGGTGTAGCTATTGATGAATATGTGCCTGCTCACAGCATCGAACTCATGCAGGAGAAGGGGGTTTACAAGAAAATCCCTATTCGGAACGCTATAACCGACCTAGATTTGGAAGAAGATAAGACCCTTACAGTTCCAGAGACTGATAAGACCCAAAAGACCACCTATTATGGCTTGGTGCCTCGTCATTTGCTGAAAAAAGCACAGCAAGAGGACGGTGAAGTCATTGTTTTGACTGATTCTGAAGATGATAAATCATATTATGTAGAAGCAATCGTAGTGCTGGCTAACGGTGGAGACCTTCTGAAGGCAGAAGAAACCCCCTATATGATGCAGGATAGGCCCGTTGTAGCGTTCCCGTGGGACATTGTGCCTGGTAAGTTCTGGGGACGGGGCATTTGTGAGAAAGCCTACAACAGTCAGAAGGCGCTGGATGCTGAACTTCGTGCGCGTCAGGATGTGTTGGCGCTTACGGTTCACCCGATGGTGGGTATTGACTCC